AGTTAATCCTGCAAAGGTTGATGAACCACCACCACTGCCAGTCGCGTCGTCAACCCAAGCAAAGTCAGAACCAGTCCAACTTAATATTTGATCAGCAGATGCTGCACTTGTATTAAGGTGACTAGATACATCGTTATCAGAATATGAACCACCACCTGACTGAGATATCCAAGCATAGTCTGAACCATTCCAACTTAAAATTTCATTACTGCTTGCAGAGCCTGAGTTTAAATGAGTATCAACAGCAGCATCATTGTATGAACCACCACCGCCACCCGTTGCATCTGCTACCCAAGCAAAGTCAGAACCATCCCAGCTTAAAATTTGATTTGTTTGTGCTGCTGATACGTTTAAATGAGTATCAACATCTGCGTTAGCGTATGAACCTCCGCCACTACCACCGGTTTGTTCTACCCAAGTATATGTGCCATCGTTGTTTGTTTTAAGAACATAATCAGCAGTTTCTGCATTAGTAATATTATTTAAATATACATGTTTACTGAGAGGATCAGTATAGCTCGTAATATCGTTATTAGAATTATCAGATAATAATCTTCTCCAAGATCCGTGAGCGTAATACAGAGAACCAGTATTATGTGCGTGGCCGATAGCACCGTGATACGTACCTGGATTAACATTCAGCAGATCTGCTTCTGTAGAATATAAGAAACTAATTTTATGCGGTTTACCGAATAAATCAAAGTTTCCATTACTGTCAAATAAATCTATAAGCGTATTGCCGGTGGTACCACCGTTACCATACAACTCATTAAAGTTATCGTTGACTTTATCGAAAGCAATTCTAATCGGATCACCTGATCCGTCATTAGCACTTGCTCCGATACCTATTGTTTGCTTGGCCATAGCATTTCCTCTAAATTCTTATTTAAATATTTATTATACTTTTACATGATCTGCTGTAACATAAGTGCTATCAACATTAAAGTTTGTGACTGAAGCATCGAGTGTTGCTGTATTAGCAATATCCAATGCTGTACCAAATCCATCGTCATTAAAGAATCTGATGAATCGTGGTTTAATTGTACTTGTATTTTCGTACTTATAGATAAAGTCACCAAACATCTTAGTACCTGCGAGGTGAACATTCTCTTTTAATAGTTTTTCGTATCTACTCTTATCAAGTGTAGATTTAATTTGATATGAATACTCTTGATAGAAGTTACTATCTTGTATTCTCATTCCTGCTGATGAGTATTCTAAATCATATACTGTATCAATACCTACTGTGGTATAAATGACGTTAAGCATCGAGTCATACCAAGGTTGTAATTTCATACTTGGGAAAATAATTTCGTCAAATCGTGTCTGCCATGCAGGATCACCAAGCGAGTTTTGCCCAGTTGAAAGTAGTGCAAATTGCTGCCCATCGTCACTGTCAATACTACCATTTGAATCAATATCACCATAAGCATAACCATCTGATGCTATAGATATTAACCAAGGTTCAAATGCCGATGTTAAACCTGCTACTGCTTGGTCTGCAGGTGATCCAAAAGCTACTGCTAATACAGCAACAGCAAAATTATTGTTAATTCGATCTATGTTAGTACTTTCAGAACCCTTTTGTACGTATCCGTCAATATGAGAAGTAAAGTCTTTCCAATAACCTTTATTTGTTCCTTGAGTATCTGCTTTGATCGTACCAAAAGCTAATTCTTTAGTTGGGTCGTCTGGATCAACAAGTATTCCGTTAGTATCATGTATATATGAGAAACCTGAATTATTAATTGCAACTGTTTCAATATAACCAGTTTCAAAATCTACACTTGCGTCAATATCTGCGTTATCACCAAAGACTCTTGCAGTTGAAGAATAATCTCTTGAAACTCCACCAACAAAATATTGGTCACCATTACTCTTTTGAATATTATTTGTACCTGTAAACCCATACCAAGTATTTGGAATAATATTTAGTGAACCATTAGGAGCATCTACTTTTATTATTCTACCAGTGCTTCCTGTTCCCACTTCAGTAATGATTTCGTCTTTCTCAAACAAAGAAGCATCGGGCGTATTAACTAAACGAACAATTTGATTTCTTTGTTGAAGCTTGCTAACAAGGTCATCTTTAGCACGTGCAAATATATCGAAGTTATATCCTCCACCAGGATTAATGTTCGTAAACCCTGAGATTTTACCCATTTCAATATCAGTCTCTTCAAACGCGTCACCAATAACTGTATTGATATTAATTGGTGATGCACTACCAGACATAGACGCGTTAACTTCGTAATCAGCAGCATTTAATAAAGTACCTGCATGAGGTTGAATAATGTCTGTAATTAACGAAACTGTTTGAATGTCTGTAATTACAGCCGTGACCATTGTGTTAGCATCAGGTGGAGATCCTTCTGGGAAGAGTGGACCTGGAGAAGGTGTTGATGGTTTGGCAGAAACTGCTCTTTGAATACCTGTTGCCTTTAAATCAATATTAGGACTACGATTAACTGTACTAATTGCACGAGTCTGATCAAATATATCAGAACCGTTCATTTTAACACCGATAGACCTTTCGTTAGTACCAACAATAAATCCTTCGTTACCTGAAGTGTCTCGTAATACTTCACCGTATTCCCAGACTGTTTGATCGCTAACTGCTCTTTGAATTGATTGGTCTGAAACTATGAGTGATGTATTAGCAACTGTATAACCGAATCCACCATCTACAATAGTATATTCTGCAACACTATCTGTTTCTTCTGATACAGTAACAACTATACCTTCACCGCCGCCTCCAGCATCTGCTTTAACTTTAAACGGGTCACCAGGTACATTACCAGATGATTTGATACCGTCAGGTCCGCCTTCTTTATCTACTATAAACTCACTTAAGGATCCGTTTAAACGACCGAAGGTAACTATTTCACCATTAATATTAGTATAGATATCGTCGTACTTTACAAATTTACCTGCAACATTATCGAGGTAAATAATAGGTGTGTAAATACCGTTAATTAATATTGAATTAATTTTAGTTACTGAAGCTACTGCGTGTGATATACTACCAGTAATGTTTTTAGAAATAAGATCTGAGTAAGTATATTCTTTACTTGTTTTACTATAAAATAGATTATCGTTTGGAAACATCTGAAGGAATGTACCAGTCTTCCATTCTGAATTAGATGGCTTGAGTATCTTCGAAGCAGGATAAACGATATCAATATCATACTCATTATAAAATGTAGCAAAGAATAATTCAATACCAGCCTTAGTACCTTTTCTTCTATAAAGGTCTAAAACATTTTTAACAAGGAATGGAACGATTGACTCGTTTAATTCTAAATCAGCTAAGTATTTCTTTTGGAAGAATACTAATAAAGATTTAATCGTTGTATCTATATCTTTATAGTCATAGAAACGTCGAGAAACATAGGTCGACTGATTAGTCTCAGTTTCCATAAACTTGTAATAGTCTTTAACTAATTGTACAAGCTCTGGTCCATTTTCACGATAGATCGCTGGGAACTGCTGATTAATAAAGTAGCTTATACTTTTTTCTATCTGTGAATAATTTTCAGCCATTATAATTTCCTATTAATAACCGTTATTGTTTGATGATGAAGAACTAGATGTTGGAGCATTTAATGAACCGATCGCTGAACTTGAAGCAGTGGTTGAAGTACCAGGTATTTCTTCAAGAGCCATATTCACTTGAACGTCTGTATCTCTAATAAGGAATACACGACCCTTCGGTGAATTAATATCATTCTTTTTAGGATTAACCATTATTTTAATAGATGCTCCGTCATATGCTTCAACAATAATATCATTAAGTTTAATATTACCAGTTGCGTAATCAATAGTACCAACATTAGGATTAAATACTTGTGGGTTAGTAACATCGTTAATAATAGTCATTAGGTTACCAAGACCATCGTCTTGTAAATAAACACAAATTTTATTAACATCAAACGGTGTACTCTTCATTGCAGGTTTATAATTTGCAAAACCGTTAGCATCTCTAAATGGATATGGTTTAATAAGCTCCATCTCAAATTTAAAGCTTGGAGCTGATTTAATATTTGTATTTGGCACCCAATCAATCATCGGCATGAACGCTAATGAACTTGATAGAATACCAGTATCTATTTTATCAATTTCAGATGTGAGTTTACTTCCTCTCAGTTTAACATCAAAATCTTCGAGGTTATTATCAGCGTATGATTGTATTTGTGATCTGATTAGTGCTTCAAGTTCTGATGCACTCTTTGATGTACTCTTATTACTATAAACAATATCAGCAACTATATCAGCGTAAACAAATTCAGTCTGTACAAATATTGGTTCAATACCTAACGGACTCTTTTCTTTTAAATAATTAATATAAGTATTAGCAAGAGTTGAACTGATCAGCGTTGTTTCTGCATCTAAATAAACAGAAATACCAACACGACCAAATTGAGGTGGTTCTAATTCTTCACCACCATAAGCACTTACACTTTTAATTGATGGGAACGCTTGTTGTAATAATACTTCGTAATCTTTTGTTGTTACCGCACGTTCTTGTACTGCTAATGCTTTAGGAGCAAAGTATCTAATAGATTCCATACTCTCACGTTCTGCACCATTAGCTGCTGGAGCAATAGTACTTACTGAAACAGTAGCGTTTTCAAAAAAGCTTGTTGTAAAACTTGATGCGCCATTTGGTAGTACACCTGAACATACACGGTATCGTACACGCACATCTTCAAACTCTTCTGGCTGTAAACCAAATTCATTTTTACCAAAATAAACTGCATATCTGTTATCTAAATAAGGCTCTAAATAAAATACCTTATCAGCTGGTTTAACACCATATATTGTATTAGCACGAGTAAATACGTTTCGATCTTCTTGCTGCTCAGCATCAACAAAGACTACAATAGAGTCTGTGTCAACTTCGTCATTGGTTAACTGTACACGTAATACACCATCACCATCAATAATAAATCCTTCTCTTTGGAATGAGGCAAGTATTTGTCCTTCAAAGATATCAACGTTATCAGCTACGTATACTCCAGGTTCTGTTCTTCTTGCAACATATGTTTGATTAGTTACGAAGTTAAAGGATTCTCCTTGGTAAGCAGAACTGAAGTTAGTATAAGTTGGAATAGATACTGTAGATGCAACTTCGTTTGGATCAGTAATCGTTACACGAACAGTTGCTTTAGCAGATCTACGAGATCTTGGAATATAGTTTAATTCTTTTGCATGAGAAACGATAGAGTTCTTTAAGACGGCCGAGTCAAGAAACATCTCATTCATTGTCATGTTTGTATAGAAGTTATTTTGGAAAGTGTTAAACGCAAGCACATCAAGCATCGCGCTCATGTTACTACCTTCAAAATTATAATCTTTAAATTGAGTCTGCGTTTGCAGAAATGTTTTTAACTGATCTTTTATCGAATCAAAATCGAGTTCAGTAATTGGAGTTTTTGGACTGGCCATCTTATCTTATCCTTTCTAAAATTAAATCGAGCGATATTGGACGATCGACATTTCGTATATAAAATTGTATTAGTACCCTAACTGTATTGTCATCATATTCAGTTGATGCTTCGACACTAATTATTTCTGCTCGTGGTTCGTATGTCTGAATTGTATTTTTAACACGGGTTTCTATCGTCTTTAATACGCCAGGTGTTATGTTCTCAAATAACAACCCACGTATTCCGCCACCAATAAATGGTTGCATAAGTCTTTCACCAGGATCTGTTAATATCAGATTCTTTAAACTTTCCTTTACAGCGTCTTCGTCTTTTAAAATAGCGAGGTCCTTTGAAACAGGACTGATTCGCAAGTCTTTATTAAAGTCGCTATATAAATTCGGCTTTTTAGTTACCGGTGTTTTACTAATTATAGTCATCTAGGTATATCTCTTATGTCTAAATGGATATGCTTATCGTAAATTACAATGTATTTAAACCCTGCTGCAAACGCTCTTGTCTTAAATTCTTCAACCTTTTCGTCGCTATTTAATTCAAAATCGTTTTGTATATCTATAACAAGTCCACTTAAATGGCTACTCTCTGGTGACCCTTTTACTTCATCGTTATATTCTTTATTTACCCAACCCTTGGTAATAATAACTTTGCTACCAAGCTTCTTTTGAAACCTTGCTAAATATACTTTAACATCTAAATCAATGTGAGTATACGCAGGTAAACCAACTCCGTCATCTTCGTCAAAGCTTTTACCATCTAATCCAAACCTTGCATTAGAGCCTTTTAAGACAGCCATGCAAGGAGGTAAATCTTTATATTCTTGAGCAGTTATCTCTGGTACTATGATCGCATCTTCACCAGTAGGTGTTCTACGAACCTTACCAGGATCTTCTTCAGAAGATTCCCATACATCCCTTAGACTATTTATAGCTTCTCGTCGGTATTCTTCAGAAAATCTTATGCCTCCGTTACGAATAGCAGTAGATGTATTGAGTTTTGATATAGTTTGTAGTCTTTGAACGACTCTTTGATACCTATTACCGAACTGATCTAATGGATTTTTAATTTCTTTAATGAGTGATTCGATGTTAGTAGCAAGTGCACAGAACCTATAAACTAAGAACTGAACTGTTTCTAAGTCAATGTTTTCAAAGAGACCAACAGCGTAATCCATAAACCCTTTGAGTTTATCTTTAAGCTTTTGTTTTTCTTTTTCTGTCATCTGATTACACATACGTTCTTTAAGTGTCATAACTCTTTTTGTATGCATACGGTTGACATCTGTTACAGTGTCTGATATAATACCAACAGGGTCAAAGTTTTCAATAGCAGCCATAATGTCATTGAACGTGTTTACTATAACATCAATAATCTTAGTTTGTATTTCTTCAATAAGCTTATCAATAATTTCATCTTGTATAAGAGTTTTAAATCCGTCATAGTCTCTTGGTATCTTATTATAAATTGCGATCGCTTTAGTAATTAAACCATCAACTACGCCAATTAAATCATAAAAGGCATCTATCTGATTAAATATATTTTTTAAACTATTACAGAATCCACCGATAACACTTTCAGATATTCCACCATTATAAAAGTTAGTTAGTTCTAAATTCAGCTTAGATAAATTATTCTGATTAGCAAGACCAGCGGCTGTATAATTATAAGCTGCCATAAAGTCTGCAACTTCAAGGTTTGTAATGTTCCCACTCTGCCATCGTCTCGCTAGTGATTCACCAGCATTTGCGCCGATTCTGTTTTTCCATGGTCCATTAATATAATTAACAGCTTCGTAGAATTCATCACCGTAAGTATTAACAGCAATTTTAAGTGGATTTTTTTCAGCGTCTTGTAATATATTTTGTGCAAGCTCTTCTGCAAAAACATCAATTGCTGCTGATGTATAACGACCATTAATAACTGGTGGCTCAATAGCAACATTGACTTTATTAATATATGTTTGATCTCTTGTATCAGTACAACTAGCCATTGAAGTCTCCATCTGCAGAATCATCGAGTGGGGCTACAAATCCAAGAGCGTAACCCAATGCAAAGTATCCTTTGGATAAGATTGTTTTACCATAACTTGCAGGTTCAGGCATTTGAATTCTTGGAATACCTAATCCTCCAGTTGGTAGTGGATTAATACCTGTTACCACACTAAATGGTGAAGTTAATATTGAAGCTAAAAAGAGTGGTCCGTTACCTGTAGGATAAGCCCAACCCGAAGTGACACCAGGTAATGGTGCAGCTACTGGAGTACTTATTGCAGCAGGAACTAATGCAGGTAAAGATGGAATCGCAACATTAACATTTGGTAAAGAAGTTGGTGGTGTTGGAGCAGCAACAGTAAAGCCAGGGCTGAATGATATTGCAGCAGAACCAGTAACTAT